AACTGGAATCCTTAACTGTTGACCTGGAACTAGTTCAAATGGGCTATGGATGTCATCGTTATAATCCATAATAACCCACCAAAGACGAGAGTCACCTAAAAACTTACTTGCCAGCATGTCTAATCTGTCACCGTCTACCCAAGAGTAATAAAATACGCCAGAAACATTGTTAGGAAAAACACGGTAAACACCAACCTCAAAACTTGTTTTTACGGGGTGGTAGCCTTTTAGTAAAAGGCCATCAACGTATCTACTTGATAGAGGAATCATCTTTAATCCTTAACCATTGCATCATGAAATCTTGCCATTGTCAGAACAACAGTGGTTAATGTTGGAACCATATTTTCAGTGAACTGCACATGGTTAACGCTAATGTTTGTTACTCTGGCTAAATAGCGTAGTTTTCTTCCCATGTGAACCTCAACTGCTATACCGTTTAACCAACCAACGTCTCCAGTCGTTATTCCACGTAGGGGGCTTTTGTATCCACCCATGTCACCATTTATGGTTTTAAACAAAAAATCTAAATCGTACATCGTGCCAAAATTTTTAATTAACTTACGGTCTTCTGCTGAAACTACTTCTGGGTAATACTCCAAAGACTTTTCATCAGAGTTAACAGGTGCGTTATTACTTGGTTGTTTAATGGCAAATGTTGCTAACGCATTCATATCTTCAATTCTATTTAAGTAAAGCGTGATTGAAATTGAACTACTAGAAGCAGGGGTAGTTATCATATTTGATTTGTCTTTTCCAGATTCAATAAGTTCTGGAGAAATTCCTGTTATAGAACCATAAGACTGTGTTACAAACTGAGGGTTATAGTGAAACCTAAAACCAAAAGGTATCTTGAATCCACCAACTATTGCTTTAGATTTATCATCTAAAGAGGATAGTGCTGCATCTTGTGCCCTTTTATTTGGCACAATAAATCCCCTATTAGTATCTCCATCCCCAAAAGTACTTAAAGTATCAATTAAACTAGCAGCACTTTTTGGTATTGCTCCTCGAGCAACTAAAGAGTTAGTTGGGTGAGTTTTTGTTCTAAAGTATGCTGATTTCACCATTGGTGCATTAAACCTAATCGTTGCAGGTGGTTTTTTGTCAACAGGTGGTTTGGTATCTTTTTTACCAGTGGCTTTTGCTTTTTTAGCATCTGCTAATGCTTTTTGTACGCGAGCACGATTAACACTATCTTGAACAAAGAAAAGGTTAGCAGTGTTGCTACTTTTTTCTATTTTGTCATACTCATTATTTTTCTGTTTGAGGTTGTCATCAATTTTAGAAATATCAATGAGAGTGTTAGTGTAACTAAGTTTAAGCGATGCAATAAGGGTTGGGTTTGGAGGAGATGCAAGTGAGGCAGTGTTAAAAGCGTTTTGATAGTAGGTTCGTAACGCTGACTGTCTTTTTTTCTCTATTTCCAACAAGTCAATTTGTTTTTTAATACCCTTGAGGGAGTTTGCTCTGTTTTTATCTGCTTGTGCTTTGGCTTCAGCAAGTTTGGCCTTGGTTTGCTCTGCTTTAGCAGCAGTAAGGCCAGCAGCCAAATCACGTTCTGCTTTTGCTTTAAGACCAGGTGTGGTTACTGGTTTAGTCATTTCCCGCCTACCAATCTAAGTAAATTTTCTTTTTCAAGTTGAGTTTTAACAATCTCAACAAGGTTCATAGCCTCGGCATAAGATGCTTGTTGGACACTTACGTTAATTGTTATAGAAGGAGAGACGTTTATTCCAGAGGATGAGGAGAGAGTTGCTACTGAAGGAGACCCACCACCTTGGAACTTGTAAGGATTTTGTCCTGTTTTACCAGTCATCCATGCAGAGTTATTTATTGCTCCTAAAATAGCGTCTGTTGAAGCACCTGATTTTAAAGCGTCTACGATGGCTGTATAGCCACGGTCACCAGCATTTTTTCCAGTCAAGGTTCCAATAGTTGCTGCGTAGCCTTCTTCCCAAGACTTGTAACGCTTTACTCCTACGCTATTCATAGACTCATTGTTACTCATGTCTAACGTAGTATTTAAAGGATTATAGTTTGCAGAGTTTTTCCAGTGTCCGCCTTCATGACGCATCCAAGTAGTTAAAGCATTTATGGAGGCATCGTTAACTGGAGCACCCATTTTTTGAAGAAGACCAGTAGCCCATTCTTTTTCACTACCAGTTCCAAGGATTACCTTTGAACCACCGCTTCCACTGCTACTACTAGCACTACCCAAAAGTTCAGCAGGAAGATGTCCTATGCCACCACTTAGTAAGTCTTGTAAGGATTTAGAGCCAATCATAGAAGATAACTGTTGTCCGTTAGTTGAAGTTGCATTATTGCCACTTGCACCTAAAACTCCCGCTAAACCAGAACCACCTGCTTTGCCTAATTCTTCAGGATTTACAGGGTTATTTTTTCCTTTGCGTACTTCATAGTGCAAGTGAGGACCAGTAACTTTGCCAGTCTCACCGCTTTTTGCAATTAGTTGTCCTTGTGTAACGGTATCCCCGACTTTAACCATTACCTCAGACAAGTGTCCGTACAAAGTTTGATAGCCATTTCCATGGTCAATTTCTACTGTCTTACCGTAGTCTGAACCAGGACTTGTATTTATAACTACTCCGCCTAATGATGCATGAACGGGTGTTCCAACAGCACATGGATAATCTTGACCTGTGTGACTTCCACCAGACCATAAATTTCCTGTAGCACCGTAAGGTGTTCCTACACCGCCGTTAGTAATTGGTGAGGAAGGGGATGCACTTCCTCCACCCATGCTTCCAAAAGATGCACCGAATCCTGGAGTACCACCACCAGAACCAAAGAAACCACCAATGCCACCAATCAGTCCTCCAATAACAGCACCAACACCAGTTCCAAGAACTGGAACAACACTGCCAATTCCAGCACCAACTAAAGCACCAGTGCCAGCACTTGCTGCAACTGAACCAGCACGAGTAACTCCTTGACTTACACCTAGTTTATTTCCTAGTGCTTTTCCACCCTTACCTGTTAAATAGCCTAAACCACCTGCTGCAACTACTACTCCTGCACCTGCTGCACCTGCAGCCATTGCCCCACCCGCAGCAGCAGCACCACCTGCAGCAGCCCCACCTGCAGCAGACATGACCGCACCACCAGCCATCATTGCAATAATTGTTTGTACGCCAGCAAGAATTCCTCCTACGGCAATTCCAATTCCAGCACCAGCACGTGATTCACCCATACCGCCTAAAAATCCAGAGGCTTTTCCAGCAACACTAGCCATATTTTCTAAAGCAGGGTTTACAGTATTAACAATTAAATCGGCTGCTGATTTAAAACCTGCTAAAACAGGTTCTGTATAGGTATTTAAAACTGATGTGTCGGAGGTATTAATACGTAGTTTGTCTACGTTTGGATTTTGTCCGTAACCTAACTTTGATAAGTCAGTCTGTTTTCCTTGCACCCTATCGCGGGAGTACTGCATAAATAAATCTCTTTGGTCTGCTGACATTCCTAAATCAGTAGCAGTTTTTCCAAAGTTGCCTGCTTGAAAACTGGTGTTTAATTCTTCCAAAGTCATCTTGCCTTGGCCTTGAGTTAGGCGACTATACAGTTGACCCATAATTTCATCTTGGCCTCGAGCCTTACCTGTTTTACTATCGTAAGTGCTGATACCCAGGTTGTATAACTTGGATGAAAAATCTCCTTGAGTAAACCCAGACATTGCAACCATAGCATTTTCATTTGCCATGTTCATGTAACGTGCAGCACCACCAACATCTCCAACTAAAGCGTTGTATTGAGCACTACCTGGTGTAATACCTCTTGATGCAGCAATACCCGCAATGTTTGAAGGAGAAAGAGTGCTAGAAACACCACCTGCTAAACCGCTAAAGGTTGCATTCATTATGGCTCTACGGTTCATACCAGAACCAAGAGAGGCTCCATAGTAGTTGGCAGCACTTGCTCCAACTTCAGCAACTCCTGGAACTGCAGCCATTACTCCAGCAGCAATACCAAAGGTTGCTTGTGCAACGCCTTGTGCAACTCCTAATGCTTTTGCTCCACGAGTTGGACTTAATCCATAGCGAGTAGCCTCCATACCTTCTCGCATGGCAATTTCTGCAGTGCTATTTACTGTTTCTTGCCCACCAAAAGTTACACTGCCCATGTGAGGCATTTGGCTACCCATACCAGAACCGATATGGCGGTCACCACCACCTTTGGCAGATTTTGCTTTTCCAGCAACTCCACCCATAGAACCTTCAAGGCGTTTAGTTATTTGCTCAGCAGAGGTCAGGCTTTTGACAATGCTGGATAACAATTCGTCAGTTTGTTTTAACGAATCATTTAATTCTGCCACGTCAACTCCTTAGTAACCTTCTTTAGCAAGTGCTAACCAATTTTTTCGTTCTCTTACTGAAAGTTCTTTTATTTCAGTTAAGGTCCAACCTGGATGCCTTTCCGACAGTGCTAACCATTCAGCCAACAAAATCGGATAATGCGATACTTTAAAAGCGAAACAATATCCCTAAATTAATAGGAGTATTTACCTCACCTTCGCAGTCAGGACAAGGAACTGAAATATCTTCAAAAACTGGTCCAATTGCGTGTTTGTTAATTGCTTCGCCAATTAAGCGTCTGTCACTAATACCTAAGTTTTGAATCTGTCCCTTACCAATAACAGGACGACCATTAATCTTAAGTATGCAGTTTTCAAGAAGAATAGTCGTCAACTCTGACATAGTTTTGTCGGAGTTATTTACTAATTCTTTTTGACAATATCCTGTAGGTAGTGTCACAACTACTTCTCCACACTTAGCGTCTACGATAAAAGTAGGTTCATCTACTAGAGTTCTTACTTTTATGTCTGCGTTTATATCAATTGTAACTGGCTTAAATGCATTGCATCCGCCACAAAAACCCTGTAGTTCTGGGGTATTACCAAAGGTTGCTTTGTAAATACCTAGCATTACGGTGTCTCTGTCGCCAGCCAACATTGCATCTAGTGCTTCTTCGGTTGCAACTTCTTTTCCAATTTTTACGGTTCCACGGCTTAATACTTGTAGAAGAGCCTTTCCAAGATTCTGTGCTCTTGCAATTGACTCTTCATCTTTTCCAGTTAGTTCACGAACCTCAACTGTTGTCACGCTCTCCCCAGCAGCATTTGTATATCCGCCAGGGAGAGTAACGTGAACATCAGAGGGAGGAGTAACTACAACTGACTCTTTTTCTTTTTCAGGTTCTGCCAGTGCTTGTGCAACCATTTGGTTAACAAGGTCTGGATTTTCGGATGCTTTTACGGTTTGAGTAGACATATTATTTTCCTTTGGTTAGTTAGTTACTACGCGTCAACTGCTGGTGCAGAGACAAACTTCTTAGCAGCATCAAATGAAGAGAATGATGTATCAAATCCTTCGTGAACAAGTGTCATTTGTTCAACAAGGAGTGAGTTATCTCCAGCATTAAGGTCTGAGTAAGCAAGTGCTGTAGGCCAGCAGTTGTAGAACTTAAACCTCATTGCAGTTTGTTCTTGTGAACCTGCTGCAACTGTCTCTTGTGAGATTGGGTGTGGGAGAACAGAGATTTCAATATCGCAACGGAAGTTTTGATTGATAGTTCTGTTTCCACCATTTTGAACTGTGTAAAACATGTTCTTCATCCAGTTCCAGCCTTGCTTATTTCCGATTAGTACGCCTCTTTGAAGAGTAACTGGTTGGAAAGAAGTTTGACCAGGAATCTGGTGAACAGTAGTATTGTAGCCACCTTCACGATAAGGAATAGAGTCTGTGGTTACAGCCATTCCTGAAACTGAAGTAAAGCCCATAGTTGCTGTTGATAACTCAGTCAGATTTGTGTCGTTTGAGTTTAGCGGGTAAAAATTAACCAAAAACCTAAAGTTTCTGATTGGGTCAGTCGCAAGACTAGACCTGTTTTTATCTACAAATGCCATTTTTAGTTAGGCTCCTTTTCTTAGTTTAAGGTCTTCTGGCTAAGGTTAATAACCACGAATTCCGCAGGGTACTGCAAGGCCACACCAACTTCGATGCGAACTTCGCCACTAGCGATAGAGGCTGCAGTATTGTTTTCAGCATCGCACTTAATAAAGTACGCGTCTGAAGGAGTATTTCCACGTAATCCTCCTTGATTGCGGTATTCATTTAAGAAGGTGTTAAGGGTTGTATTAATACGACCCCACAACTGCTCATTGTTATTTTCGAATAACGCAAACTCTGTTAGGTTTTGCAAACTCTTGCGGATGTAAATAAGAGAACGACGCATATTTACATACTTGTTTGCTGTTCCATCTTGCTTCAAAGTACGAGCACCCATTACGGATATACCTGCACCTGGAACTTGACGAATTGGGTTTACAGGGAAAGAAGCACCGTTTAAGGAGTCAAGTTCTGTAGTAGTAAAGGACTTCTCTGTAGCAACCACTCCAGCAACATTTGCTGTTAAACCAGCAGGTGCTTTAAATGGGCCAACAGTTGCATCGGTTCTTAAGTACAAACCAGCAACTGCTCCTGCAGGACCTACCTTACGTGTAGCACCTGATGCTACGCCAAGAGGGTCTGCTATTAGAAGTGAAGGATAATAAACTG